AATATAGTTTCAAATGATCAATTAGGCAGACCAGTAAATGTAAACTTTAATATTTCTACTGTTGATGCTAGTGGGTTTAATCAATTACTAACTAATAGTAGAGGAGTAATTGTAAATATGATTAATAGTGCAGTTAATGAAACTGGCAGACAGGCAATAGTATGAGTGGAGCATTACCTAACACAGATTTTACAGCAGTAAATATTGCTAGTGAACAAAAAACTTTAATATCAACAACTGATAGTGGTAAAACATTCCGCAGACAAATAGATGGTCAAAGATGGAAATTTACTTGTAGATATAATTTAAAAAAAAGGTCAGACTTTCAAAGCATAATGGCTTTTATTGTTAAACAAAGAAGTCAAAAAGAAGATTTCACAGTTACTTTTCCAAGTTATTTAAATGCTACTGGAGTTGAAGCTGGAACAGTTTTAGTTAATGGTGCTCAAGCTGTGGGAGATACAACGATTGCTTTAGATGGTTTTGGTGCAGATAGTGCTGGTAGATTTAAAGCTGGAGATTTTATAAAATTTAATTCTCACAGTAAAGTATATATGATTGTAGCAGATGTTACTTCAAGTAGTAATGCCGCAACTGTAACAATAGAGCCACCACTAACAACAGCAGTAGCAAACAATGGTACAGTTGTTTATGACTCTATTCCTTTCACTGTTCGTTTAACAAGCGACATACAAGAATTTCCAAGTAATAATATTGATAAAGATGGAAACCTTTTATACAATTTTGAATTTGATGTTATTGAGAGTATATAATGTCAAGAGGATTAACAAGTTCTGTTAAAACTGAATTAGCAACAGGTAACATAAATCCAGTTCATTTAATTCATTTAAATTTTGCTACACCACTTTATTTAACTAATTGTGGTTTTGATTTAGTTTCTAGTGTTTCTGGTAGTTCAAGAACATATTCAGCTAGTGGTCATTTATTAGGTATTAGTAATGTTCAAGAAGGTACAGAACCTATAAAAAACTCATTACAAATTTCATTATCTGGTGTTGATCAAAGTTTTATTTCTATAGCTTTAAATGAAAATATTATTAATTCAGCAGTTCAAATTTATAAAGGATTTTTAAATAGTTCAAATGCATTAATTGCTGATCCTTTTTTATTGTATGAGGGTTTTATAGACCAATACTCAATAGAAGATGATACAAGTACTGCTGGAATAGGATTACAAGTTACTTCACATTGGGGTAATTTTGAAAAAGTTTCTGGTCGTAGGAGTTCTGATGTTTCACAACAAAGACATTTTTCTGGAGATAAAGGTTTTGAATTTTCAGCTTTAACAGTTCAAGATATTAAATGGGGTAGGACATAATGGGTTGGGGTAGTTTTTTTAGTAGTGTTGCAAAAGTAGTAGGTATTGTTGCTAGTAGTCCTATAATAAAATTTATTTCTCCAATACTTTCAACTATCAGTATTGTTTCAACAGCATTAACTTGGTTAAGAAAACCAGATGAGCCAGATTTTAATTTTGATACTACTTCTGAAAATATTGCTAAAGGTGTTTTAGTAAATAAAACATCTGCAAATGGACAATTACCTATAGTTTATGGAACAAGAAAAGTTGGAGGTATAATTTCTTTTTTAGAAACTTCTGGAACTGATAATGAATTTTTATATATGATATTAGCTTTAAGTGAGGGTGAAATAGATGATATAACTTCTATTTTTGTTAATGATAATCAAGTTACATGGTCTGGAGATTTAGCTGATAACACAGAAAGAACAGTAGCAAGTGATGATGCTAATTTTTATAAAGATAGTACAAGTTTAATAACTGTTAGACCTCATTATGGAACAGATAGTCAAGCTGTAGATTCATTAGTTGGTGGTTTAACTTCATGGACAAGCAATCACAGATTAAGAGGTATTGCTTATTTAGGATTAAAATTTAAATGGAATCAAGATGCTTTTGGCAGTATTCCTACAGTTCATGCTATTGTTAAAGGAAAAAAAATTTATAATCCTAATTTAGATGGCTCTATTACTGGTGGCTCTGGCTCTCATAGAGCAGATACATCAAGCACATGGGAATATTCAGATAATCCAGTTTATCAATTATTAGATTATTTACGCAATACTCGTTTTGGTATGGGCATTGCTAATAGTTATTTTGATACTAACTTTGCAGATTGGCAAACTGCTGGTGATATTTGTGATGCAAATATAACTCCTTATTCTGGTGCAAGTGAAATTGATTTAATAGATAGTCATACAGTTGTTGATACTTCACAAAAGTGTATTGATAATGTGCAAGATTTTTTAACAGGTTGTAGAGGATATTTAAATTATACTGCTGGAAATTATAAAGTTACTGTTGAAACAAGCGGCTCTGCTTCTATAACTTTAACAGAAGATAATATTATTGGTGGCATAGGTGTTTCAAGTAAAAATAAAAATGAAAGATTTAATAGAGTAATAGTAACCTTTGTTAATCCAGATAAAAATTATCAAGTTGATGAAGCACAGTTTCCACCAGTAGATGATTCTGCTCAAGCAAGTGCTGACCAACACGCAACAATGAAAACTGCTGATGGTGCAATTTTATTAGAGGGAAGATTTGATTTTCCAAGTATTACAAGTCCATATCAAGCACAAGAAATGGCTGAAATTATTTTGCGTAGGTCAAGGTCTAGTTTAGATGTTACTTTAACAGCAGATGGCACAGCAATGGATTTATCAGTTGGTGATATTGTTAATGTTACTCATGCTACCCCAAGTTTTTCTGCAAAACCTTTTAGAGTTTTATCAGTAACTTTAAATCCAGATAGCACAACAAGTTTACAACTTACAGAACATCAAGACAGCTATTATTCTTTTGGTACACAAACAGTAGTTGCAACAATACCAGATACAAGTTTACCCAACCCTTTTAGTGTTACTGCTCCAGCCAGTTTAACTTTAACAGATGAATTAATTTCTTATAGTGAGGGAACAGCATTAACCAGATTAAATATTGTTGTTGGTGCAAGTACAGATAAATTTGTTCAATATTATCAAGTAGAAGCAAAATTAAGTACCGAAAGTGATTTTAAAATTATTAGTAAGGGAACACAATTAAACCATGAAATGTTAAATGTTATTGATGATAAAACATATAATGTAAGAGTTAAATCAATAAATGCTTTAGGAGTTAGTTCTAGTTATACTTCTGCAAGTAGATTAATAGTTGGTGCTACAGAGCCACCAGCAGATGTAACAAATTTTTCTGTTAATATGCAAGGCTCAAATCAAATGCAATTAAACTGGGATGCTGTTGCAGATTTAGATGTATCGTATTATGAGATTCGCTATCAAAATGTAACAAGTGGTGCTCAATGGAATAAAAGTAATAATTGGTTACAAGTTCCTAGAACAAGTGGAACAACAAAAACAACTAATGCTAAAACAGGTGCTTTCTTAATTAAAGCTGTTGATAAATTAGGAAATGAATCAAACAATGAAACAATAATTTATTCTAATATTTCTGGCTTACAAGCCTATAAAAATATTCAAACAATAACAGAAGATATAACTTTAGGTACTTATGATAGTGATGTAGCTTTAACTGATTCATCTGGAACTAACTCTATAGTATTAGATACCATTACAGATTTTGAAGATACTGTTGGAAATTTTGATAGTGCGGCTGGTAATTTTGATTTAGGGGGAACAGATACAACTTCTAATCCTAATAATGCAACTGCTAATATAGATAATGAGGGTTTTTATACTTTGAATTCTACATTAACTTTAACAGGAATATTTGATGTTTCATTTACAAAAAATTTAACAATAGATCAAATATCAGACCCATACGATTTATTTGATTCTGGTCGTGGTTTTACTTCTTTTGATGATGCTCCAGCACCTTTTGATGGTAATGACCCAACTAACGCAAATCAAAATTTACAAGTTGCTACTTCAACTTCAAGTTTAGGAGATTGCACAGAATTTTTTAATATAAATGCTTCCACAACTTATAAAGGAAGATATTTTAAATTTAGATTAAAATTATCAAATAAAAATAATAAGGTTAAAGGATTTGTAAGTGGAATATCTATTTCAGTAGATATGGAAAAAAGAACTGAAAGTGATAATGATGTTGTTAGTGGAACAGGAACAAAGGCTGTTACTTATACTAATGCTTTTCATTCTTCTCCAGCTTTAGGTATTGCGGCACAAAATATGGCAACAGGAGATACTTACACAATATCATCAAAAAGTGCTACAGGATTTTCTATTGCTTTTACAAACTCAAGTGGTAGTGGTATTAGTAGAACATTTGATTATGTTGCTCAAGGTTTTGGGTTGAAATCTGCAAGTTAAAATATTATAAGAGGTATATATGAGTCAAGTTTCAGATGTAAGTATAGCAAATCAAGGATTCAGTGCATTTAGAACTGAATTGAATAATATTTTAGGTGCATTAAACTCAATGCATAGTGGAACATCAAGACCTGCATCAGCAACAACAGGTACTATGTGGCTTGACACGACTAATTCTGGCTCTAATTCATTAACTATAAAATTTTATGATGGCTCAGATGATATTTCAGTTGCTACAATAGACACTTCTGCAAATACAATAAATTTTATTGATAGTGTCGTTACTGGTTTTGATATTGTAGGAGATACTTCCCCTCAACTTGGTGGTGATTTAGATACTAACAGTTTTAATATTAAAATTGATGATGCTCATTTTATTGCAGATGAAAATGGAAATGAACAAGTTATATTTCAAACAACTACTTCAGCAGTAAATGAATTAGAAATAACGAATGGTGCAACAGGTAATGGTCCGATCTTGGGTGCTAGTGGAGAAACAAATGTTGATTTACATATTAAACCAAAAGGCTCTGGGGAAACTGTTATTGGCTCTGGTGGTGCTAGTGCTACTTTAACAACAAGTGGTACTTATGATTTAGTTTTAGATACTAATAAAGGAACAAACTCTGGAAATATAACTATAACTGATGGTGCTAATGGCGATATAGATATTACTACTAATGGTACAGGAAAAATTAAATTTAATGATCTAGCT